ACCACCTGTCGTCCCAGAAATCTCGAAACCCACAGCAGGAGTTGCAACCGCTTCAACTTCACCACTTGTATTAGTAATGAAACTCTGATTCTCTGACAGAGACTGACCACTAGCAAGAAACAATTCAGCAGCAATGCTGACGTTATTCTCAGTAACAGTTGTCGTTACGCCGTTGCCACCAACGACTGCCAATGATCCAGTAGTGGAATTGGAAGTAGTAGTGCCAGAATCGCCAGTTACCGTAGCAAAAATATTTTGATCAACGTTAGGGGAATCATTAGTGATTGTTAGATTATCACCACCCACAGCAGTGGAGATCCCAGTACCGCCAACAAAGTTAACAGTAGTAGTAGCACTGCCAGCCGTTTTGGATCCCGAATCAGATCCGATAACAGAGAAAAGATTTTGATCAGGATCACCTAACGTCCCCGTCATTGCAATTGTTAATGTATCTCCAGCAATGGTCGTGGAAATATTTGTGCCACCAGATACAGTGAGGACATCAGTAGCAGCACTCGCAGTAGTAGATCCCGTATCAGCATTAAAACCTTCAAATAAATTCTGTGTAGATCCACCGCCTCCAGATGCAGTGGCATCGTTGTCTGGATACCAATTGCTATTGGCAGCAGACCATTTAAGGACTTGACCATCGGAGGGACCACCACCAACTGTCATGTCAACATCGGTTAACTCACCAACGCTAGATCCAGAATCAATCAGTTGGACCCAAGCACCGCCATGTGCAAAGTATCCATGATTCTCAGCATGGACATGTGCAAACATACCATGATGATCTGCTGCAGCAGGAAGATCTGCGGTTTCAGCAAAATGGTTTGAATACTTTAGTTTACCGTCTGTGCCATCAATATATGTCAGAGCACTTCCAGTGCCACCTGCCCAAAACTTAATATGACCACTACCGTTAGGTTTTATGACGACATCGCCATTGTTTGTTGAGCTGACTTGGAATCCACCAACATCTAAATTAGAAGTTAACGTATCAAAATCTCCCTCAGCAAATTGGGATCCATTCCATTTTAATAATTGTCCTGAGGTAGGACTGCCAATATTCACCAACAGGTTGGTGTCATTACCAAGAGCGGTATAAACTTCGTCAATGACGCTATTCAGTTTGATAGCACCATCTCTGAGACTATCACCTGTTCCGTCATTTGCTGACGATCCAATACTAAGATTCTGTTTTGCCATGGTGGGTAGATTTCTACAGTGTTATTTAGGTGCCATCGAAGGTTTGTGCCGTAGAGTCGAGAGTACTCTGCGTGCTATCGAATCTATTAGCGGTAGATCCGCTTCCACCGCCAGATCCAGTAACAGTCAATACTGCTGCATTGGAATCAAGTGGTGAGTTTTCTGCTTGAATTGATACTCCCAAAGGACCGATGATACGGCAACGGAATCTGTATCCCGTCATGTATGCAAGAGTGCTGAGTGTATAGGAGTTTGCAGTTGCTCCTGTAATAGCAGCGAATGCGAAACCGCCGTCTGTGGAGCGATACCACTGATATGCAATAGGTCCGTTTTCTGGACTGATCTCTGCCTGCACAGTAAACGTTGCCGTTTCTCCAGGGTTTGTTGTTGCATTCTGAGGTTGTGATGTAAACACCAGAGTTGGAAGTACTGGTGGTCCACCATCACCACCACCGCCACTGGGTGGAGCAGCAGGTGCTTGTAATGTAAAGTTTGTATTGATGGTCTCCCTAGTGGAAGATCCAATCATGTATGGAAACTCAGGGAGATCAATGTCGTCTGGGTCTACAGATAAGAAATATGCAAAGGTGCCACCCTGGAATTCTGGAGTAATGCAAAATCTACCATTATGGATGTCTAGGTCACCCGTTGCCTCTACATACTCCCAGTCCTCCACCAGAGCGCCTGCAGGGGGGTTTTGGATGGTGTTACCATAGTCAGGTCTATCTGTCGTTTCAACTGATTTAGTTGAGTAGGAAGACTTCATAATTCTGGGAGTAGTCAGATTGTCCCATGGAGATGCATAAGCATAAGGTCCATAAATGGGGAATCCATCAAATGCAATACCGATGATCTTAGAATGACCATCAGGATGTCTCAGGTTATCGCCGTTATATTGTGTAGTGCCATAGTAATCATTGTATCCTGCCATCGAGGACCCTTCCCGCCAGCAATCTAAGAAGTGTGTATCGTGATAATGATACTGACCACTTTGCTCAGGATGTCCACCACAATCATCATCACCAAAATCTACAGGAGACTGTGGATAGTGGGCATTCCAACTGAATCCTACTGGGGGGTTTCCACCAGCACCAGCAGAAGGGTTAAACAAAGCAACGCCATTAGCGGCAATGCCAATAGTACCAAGAGGAGTTGCGCTCCGACCATTTCGCTGATCATAATACTCATATGTGCCGCTAGTTAGAGACTCTTGGTCTCTCATAATAAAGTCAAGTCTATCTGATGTTGCCAACCAACATTCGTCTTCGATGGATGTAAATGTAGTACCCTTATAGAGGAATACTCTTTTAATACCATCACTGAAGGTAACCATAAGTCTGTCACCCACTTGAATCTCATTGTTAAACAACGAGTTATCATTACCAGATATGACTATAGACCTAAGGAACCCGTCTTGATTCCAAACGTTAGTATCGAATGTGCGACTAATACCAAAGGTCCCACCACGGTAAGTAAAAGCATGATCGAAATCTTGCTCCGTTACTGTGTTTGGGTTGTTGGCATTAGGAAACGTGCCAAACCCTACAGGAGAGGGAAGACCATCCGCCTCTACTGTAAGAATGTCAGTGGCATCGTTATAACTTGCAGTTGCCCCCATGGTTTTACTTTTATTTAGATGTCGTCGAAGATTTGATCTGGAGTGAAGTTACTAATCACAGTAGCACCAGTCTGGACCGTGAGGATAGCAGACAGTGAGTAAACAGGTGTAGCACCTGCAGCAGTAATTGCAACTCTGTATTCATCACCATCGTCTGCCTGAGCAGCATCGTTGGTATTGAATGTTGACTGGTTAGCACCGATGATGTTACTCCAGGTCTGAGTGCCGTATTCCTTCTTCTGCCACTGGTAGTTGAGTTGCTGACTGTTGGAGACAGTAGCAGCAACCGTGAAGGATGCAGTCTGACCTTGGTTAACCGTTACGTTTACAGGATCCTGAGAGATCGCAATCGCGCCAGGAGTAATCGTAGTGGTGTCGCCATCAATTGCCTCATCAGCGTTGTAGATATCTCTACCACCGTTGACAGGCGTGCCTGAAGGATTAACAAAGTCGTCTGGGACAATATTGTCAATCTCAACTAATGGTTGTAGATAAGAAACACCAGGGGTCTTCACGTCAATGCGTGTGATACCCATGAGTGCCTTGATACGACCATCGAAACCTGAGGATGAAATCACGTCCACGTTGGGGCGTGAGGTGTAACCATCGCCAGAGTTGGTGAGGATTGCACTATTCAACTGACCAGAGCGGATTGTTGCCAATGCAGCAGCGTTACGTCCCTTAACAGATCCTGTGTATTCAAAGGTGATCAAGGAGTTTGAAGATTCGATCAGAGCAACGTCACGAGCGAATTCCTCACCATCAATCTCAAGTTTGTCACCTGCTTCCACAGGTGGCACAACGGTTGCAGCGATCACGTCAGTATCAGATCCAATGTAGGAGAATCCAACAAAGGTTGATCCTGCGCGAGGCACTTCAGCAAAGATGATTCTAGATCCGACGATCTCGTATGCGACGCCAGGTTCTTGAATAATACCGTTGAGTGAAACGATGATGTTGTTTTCTGGGCGAATCACGTTAGAAGAAACACCTTCAGTCAGAGTCAGCGAGTAGAAGAGACCTTCACGTCTGAGGTTGAAGGACGAGCGCAAGGAGTCAAACTCGAAGCTGATATCGTCCATCTGACGGAGTTTACCAACGTAGTAACCAACGAATTCAGATCCAATGTCAGGTGCCTCAGAGAAGTTAATCTTGTCTGAGAATGCAACGTAGGAGTTGTTACCACCAGGAGGTTGTAGGATGCCATTGACGAAGATGAGCATGTGACCAGCGGGATCTGGGAAGTATGCTTCACCATTGCTGATCGTGAGATCAAACTGTGTCTGACTACCGTCGAAACCACGGAAGTAACGATCAACGCGACCCTCAAGCGTGCGTGCCTTAGCAACCACACCACCCCAACCATAGTCGGAGACGACGGTCATATTGTTAAGGAAGTCACCCTTGACATTTTCCAACCAGACGGTTGCTGTGATACCCTGCTGGTCAATAGCAGCCACGCGCCCGTAGGAGTTATATGTAGTGTCTATGACCGAGGTAACGTTAGCGTAGATGCTTGGGAAGTTAGATCCAAGATCAAGTTTACCGATGTTATTAGATCCAATGGTAAGAGCAGTGATATCTTCACCCGTGCCTATAGGAATCAAGTTACCGATAAACAAGCGATGGATGCCATAGTTTGGATCAGCAGGATCTGCGTTGATGCCATTGATATATTCAGTTACCGTTGCACGGAACCCAGGATCCTTCAGTGTGGTGCCTTGCAGGAGGACGACCTCATCACCAACACGGAATGTATCGGAAATGCCAGTGTCAACGATTGCAGTGCCAAGCTCCAACTGATAGATGTTGGTGCCGTGGATATACTGGTTAAGTTGAATCTGTGTGCCAGAGAGACCCTTAATTTCGAGGATGTAGTCAGTGACGCTACCGTAGATGATATCGCCAGCATCCCATGCATCTCCGATGGTTTCAACGTCAATCGTAATACGACCACCGTCATTACCTGTAAGAGATCCAGACTTATTGAGATATGTGTTAGCGTATGCCTCAGTAGCAGATGCCTTGTCAAACAACCAGTCGCCCTGTGCGAATGATCCTCTCTCAACGTTAATCAACATGCGAGAATCGAAGGAGGTAACTTCGGCAGTCGTGCCACTATCAGCACCAACCAAGATATCGCCTACGTTGATCACACCCGCGACAGTAGTTAGATTGACGAAGTTGAGACCGTCGTTATCGGTCCTATCAGACTGGAGAATTATGCCAGAAACAGCAGGATTTGATTGGACTGTGATTTGCTCACCGTTCTGGAAGTTTTCATAAACACCCAGATTCTGACTTACGTTATTCAGATTATAACGAGTATAGAGTCTGTTAATCTCTGCTTGGTTGAGCGAGATGCTACCAACTTCAGATGAAGATTCAGACGTGGTGCCGTAGATAACATCTGCGGGGTTGAATCCACCCTGGATAGGAGTCTGTGAAGGATCTGCTGGGAAGAGAGAAGCAGACCTATCGATACCAGTACGTCTGACGACGGAGAAGATCTGCTGACCAGTGTTGGCAGTGTTAACTTCAATTCTTCTAAATCTACCATCGTGCATGTAGTGAGCACCAACTTCAAACCACTGTGCAGTGGCAGTCATCACATACCAGTACGTCTGACCAGTAAATGCTGCGACTGAAGTCTCAGATGCTGGGATATACTGTAGGATGTCACCACGACGGAAGGAGTTAACGCGGTTAATTCTGACTCTATATTCAGCGCGGTCGAAACCAACGGGGACGATAGGAGTAAGAGTAACCAGAGCAGGATCAGTGTTATAGTCATAACCCAATTCATACTTGGTGTTGATGTTAACTGCATCGCTACTTGGGACCCAAGTAACGCTACCTTCTGTTGGGAATTTAGATGTCTCTAATGAATACTCAATGGCATTGATAGAGGAGTCAATGATAAATTCAGATGCCTCACGGTTGTAATCCAAACGACCATCGATACCTAACTGATAGGTATTGTAGGTTGTCCAACCAGGATCTTCAGTCAACTGATACAACACAGACTTGATATACTCACGCACGCGAGTGTTTGCATAGATCAAGTGTGTGCGAGCTATATCCTGGAATGCAATGAAGTTCCCTTCACCGTCAAACCAGTTTTGGACCAGTCTAAATGCACCTGCGTTACCGCCAGTGATCATGTCATATCTGACTGCCTTGAGGATGTCAGCACAGAAGTCCACTGTCATTTCAGTGGTGCCATAGTAAGTCACAGTTTCATCAAACGCTCTCTGTGCGATAGCATCTTTGTTAAAGAGCAGCATGTTAGCGATAGATTTGTCGGTATTTAATCCAGCGCCAAGAGTATCAACCATGATGTCAAACAAGGTGTCGATCGCGGATTGTGGTCCTTCACATGTACCTTGCTGATAGTTGCTATTTGTGTAAGCGTCAAGTCTAGTTGTCCTAACGATGGAATCCAACTGATTTGTGTTGTTGTTTGCTGCGTTTTCAATTGTATCGATGTAAATCTCAAGAAGTGTATCGATAGCAGAAGCAACTTCAGCACAAGTCTGATTCCACTCAGCAGCAGAGGAGTCGTAGGTAAGACCAGTGTCCCTAACCGCAATATCAGGCGTATATTTAATAGGCCAGATCTTAGGTAGGATGCTAACGCGGTTTGTAACATCAGCAGGATTGCTAATTGCATCTGTGACCAGTTGCATTAGAGTATCAACTTCGGTTGCAACATTATCAGACTCACTACCTGTGTAGATAGGATCGACCAGACGTGATCTGTAGTATGACATATCACCTGTTGTGTATGCCCATGATGCTGTAGGCTCTCCTTGTGGGACGGTGCTGTCAGAAGACATTGTGGCAAAACCACCAGTAGATCCCCCTGCCAGCAATCCACCTGCCTCATAAAGACCAGTGTTTAGTCCAGGAGTTGAAGCTTCACCAATAAGGTTGCCGTCAATCCAGAGTTTGACACGACCAGATCCAGAAGCAACTGTGCCGCCAACTCTAATTTCCCAAGTGATCTCATGCTCACCACCATCGAAGTAATCTGAGAGAGTAGAGACTTGGACATCAAGGAGTGCAAGACCGTTGTCGCTAGCAGTAGATGCACCACCTGCATAGGAGTTAGCACCATTACCAGCACGGAGACGGAGGTATGTGCCGCTGTCTCTGATACCAATGAATGCACCAGCACCGTTTCCACCAAGCTCCCAGAGGACGCCATCGCTAGGTGTGCCAGCAGGAAGCACGGTTACACAACTACAAACCAGATCTTCGTCATTGGTAATACCAGTTGCAGAAGCAGATCCACTTGCAATGTTGTTTGTGCCGTTGGTAAATGTGCGAGTAACGACGTTATTGTAATCTCCACCAAGAGTGATACCCTCATCAACCAATGAATTGCGGAGCACCGTAGTAGGTTTGGGGACTGCCTCGGAGAATGCCTGGACGCCACCGCTGTATGATGCAACGTTAGTAATAATTTGACCACGCATTGCACGCTTCACAAGCCTCTTCGCTTCTTCCAGAATCCAATTTACCTCTGTTGCCAGAGATGTAACGTGTGCGAGAGATCCACTGTATGTTGTATAGAACTCAGATACCCAGTTGATCCAGTTGTCTCCATCGTACTTGAGGTTGAAGACCAGTGCTCTGAGGATGTCAGTCACGTCATGGACGCAATCGATGCTACCGTTAGAAACAACAGCACCTTCATGTGCATTGACAAAGGTATGAGTATATTGCTCACCTGCAGGAGATGCACCAACGTTGATCGTAATCGTATCAGTGGTATGTGCAGTAATTAATCTAGATGTGGTGTATGCAGGGTCACCTTTACGGGGATAGTAGTTGGTAACGTTGTTACCATCAAGTGTGCATGTAAATCCAATAGAATCAGGTCTAACGGTAACTCTGTTACCTGTAACCAAACCATGACCTGCCATGGTAATGACCATCTCACCACTTGATGCAATGTAAGTTGCATCCGATGGAGTGTATTGCTGACCACCGTAAATTCCACCGTTAATACTCAGTGAAGGATACTGTGTCTGACCTGCCTTAACTGCTTGCTCAGCAATCCAACGAATGTTTGCATCAATAGCATCGGCACAATCAGCAAAGATTTGCTCTTTGGGATTTGCCTCGTATGTAGAAGGATCAACGTTATTAGGATCGTTGCCAGGGATATAATCTCTACCGAAACCATTTCTCATGGTTATGGTTGCAATATCCTTAACAATTTTCATGACGGAGACAGTTGCTTCCCAATCGTCTTCGATGTGCTTCAGAGAATTATTCTCTGGCTCAACGTAGAGATTTGCAGCATCCCATGTTCTTTCATTACAGTTGTAGTTGAGGTCATGGACAAGAGCCTTAAGGATATCCTTAACGTCATCACTACAGTTAACAGGACCACCCTTGATTTGGAATAGGGCATACTTGGACATGTCATTCATTGTCTCGACTGCCTCATGTGCAATCAGATCAATGTTTGCCGCGATAGCATTGGTAGCATCCTTATAACGATTCCAGTTAGAAACGTTATCCTGAGGATATCCTTCATCATCGATAATGATGGTATCATCTCTAAATGCACCACGGGAAGTATACAGAGGTGTATGGTAATCATCTTGTGCCCATGCTGGGATACCAAGATCTCCAGAAACTTCTCCAGGAGAAAGGAGCAAGTTGTTACCTGCTTTCTGTGTGAGATACTTGGCATGATGGAATGCATCAAGCATTGGATTCAACTCATGCTCAACATGAAGGATGTTGTTTTGATCATCCAGATAATTATCAATGACTGCTTCCACATTGTATGTGCCACCCGTGCAAAGGTCAGCAATCACAGCAGGGAGAATGAATTGCTTAACATCCCTCTCGCAGTATGGTTGACCATAACCAGGCATTTCCAAGAACTGTGTGAGCGTGCCATTGAGGTCAATCTCATACTTATTAAGGATGTATCCAGCAACTTCTTCTGCGATATAGTCGCGGTTTTTCCAGACCAAGACACCAGTGTCTCTGAAAATATCAGGATTAGGTGCAAGGACTTCTAGCACTTCACGACCCAGAGTATCAAACTCATCTTGGATGGATTGAGATGCAGGAGTTGCGAAGTTGTTGGGAAGTCTCAATCTGTTTGTATAGGTGCCAGTCAGAGTTGTGTCAGTTGTAGTAATTACATACTTACAAAGGACGAATGCCTGATCCCATGCATACAGAGTTTGTAGAATCTCGTTACCAACGTGCTTCAGTTTGCCTGATGCTTCGAGGTAAGTACGAGCGGTGTATAGTGAGTTGTAGTTACCACCGTCTCTCAAGTCCTTGACAAGAGCGCCGATGATGTAGTCTTTAGTATCCCTGATACACTTGTTGGTGCCACCATAACTACCTTCGGCCACGTTGTTGCCTGGGATGACAAAATCAGGGAATGCTGCTTCCATTCTACCGACTGCTTCTTCAGCAATCCAGGCAGCGTTAAGATCGATAATATCAGCACAGTTTCTGTGATCTGATCTACCAAGATCAACGTTTTCAATGATTGCAAAGTTTTGATCGTAGTTAAGTTCCTTGATAGCAGCAGAGGAGATACGCTGACCAGTGTAGATAGCATATGTTTCCTGATTATCCATGACGAATGGTTGCTCACCGTCAAGACCAAACTTCACATACTGGTTAGAGTAGTCGATCTGAGTAGGAGGCACGAATCCAGTGTTGAAGTCGGACTCTCCATTCTTAACAACCACGTTGTCCATGTAACCAGTAAACTGATTGGCAGCGTTGAAGTCAGCGCCGACGTAGATAGCAGCATAACCATAATCGTTGGTATCAGCGTAGTTGCCACCAACCTGCACGCCATCAACATAGAGTTGTAAGACGCTAGTAGTCCTGACAACTGCAACGTGATGCCAGTTATTAGCAAGCAGCGTGCCACCAGTCAGCAGTTGAGATGTGCCGTTGTAGACAGTGATTGCACCAGAAGTCTGCAGAGTAATTCTCAAACCAGCGGTAGCAGACAGACGACGGAAGTCAAACAGATGCTGAGTTGTGCTCAGGTTATCTGCTCTAAACCAACCTTGGACAGTAAAGTCTGCAGTATTGCCGAAGGAGAAGTCGTAACTATCTTTAGTGACCAAATATCCAGTAGATGGGAATTTGATAGACTTCTTACCGCTAAGTCTCTTGTATTTCTCGATAACACTTAGAGAAACACCGTTTTGGTTAGCAGTGGTGGAGTTGGTAATATACTCACCATCCTGGAATGATCCAGTAACAGCGTCAGCAAAGATCCACTTCAAACCAGAGTTAGATCCAATTGCTTCAAATTGGGCACCGCTAGTAATACCAGTAATGGTGTCGCCAACGATAAACAAACCACCCGCACGATCCTTATATGCAATCTTCGTGGTGCGGATGTTTTCACCAGCAACGAAGGTGCCATCAGTGATGCTTGCGAGAGCGTTAATATTATTGAGATTTTGTGCTGCAATCGCAGTCGTAGAGATGTCTACGAGCGTAGCGATATATGCCTGGACGTTAGCACAATTCTGGATTGTTTCATTTCGGCCTGAGTAGTAATTAGGGTCGAAATACTTGGCAGTTGTGCCACCGCCAGTGAAGACTGCATTATCCAATCCCTTGACGAATGTATGTGTATATCCACCGCCACTACTGACTGAATTGGCAGAAGCAGAAACGAATGTGTGAGCATACTGCTGATCAGCAGGAGATGCTGCAACGTTAACCGTAATGGTGGTTGCATCAGCACCATGGATAAACAGACGCTTGCCAGATGCAGGGTCAGTAGATCTAGGATATGTGTGAGTGGTGCCATTAGCATCCATATCACATGTGAATACCAACGAATCGTTAGCAATAGTCACATAGTCATTGATTTCAAGACTGTGGGATCCAATAGTCAATACCATATCACCCGTTGCTGGATTGTAGGTAGCAGCAGTTGGTGTGAATTGGACCAGAGGAGATGCGCCAACGTTGACTGTGATTGTAGTGCCAGTCTCAGCACTAATAGCAAGAGGAGTGTTGAATGCAGGATCTCCAGCACGAGGATAGTCGTGGAAGGATGCATCGTTATCCGAATCACAAGTAAACTTCAGAGAGTGTGGACGGATCGTAACAGTATCCGAAGTTGTCAGTGAGTGAGTGCCAATGGTAAGAACCATTTGACCATTTGAAGGTGTGTAGACTGCAGCAGACACATCGAATTCTTGCAGGTCATCTTCACCACCGCTGTAGGATCCTTGATATGTTGTAGGATCTTTCAGCATGAATCCAGTGACAGAAGTCCTGGAATTGACTTGATAATAGAGGAGGTTGTTGATTGCCTGGAAGGACAAGTGCATTGCCTTATCGATAGCAGTCAGAGATTCTGCATACTCACCGATTAGACCGTTAGCAATAGGTGCTCCAGCAGCATCGAAATACTTCTTAGTGAATTCGATGATGTTGTAGTTACCACCCTGAGAAACGTCTTCTGCCAAGGCATCGATCATCAGACCGATGTCACGACGACACTTGATTTGACCAGGAGAATAGGTGCCTTTCGACTCATCAGGGAGGTCAACCAGCGTGCCATTCAGCAGAGTCTCATCAACCACATCATAGAGAGTGGTGATTGCTGCTTGGACATCGCTGCAGTTGTCAGTGCCATTGTTAGACTGGTTAGCACCGTTAGTGCCATAAGGATCGTTAGGTGATGGGTCAGCAGTGATACCGTTGCCATCATAACCACCATGATCTACCTCGCTCCAAGGAACGTAAGTGATACCTTGATTAGGTTGACCACTTGGCACAGTGAAACTATTAGTCAGATTGTTGACGATTGCCAACTTCATCATGTCTTTTGCTTTTTCAAATCCATAACGAGTCTCAGCAGACTCATTGTTGACATACACAAAGTTGCCATCTACATCAAAATACTTGGCACAAAGTTTACGAGTATAGACATTACCACCACGGAAAATGTCAATGGAGATAGCATCGATATACAACTCAAGGTCACGGATGCACTTATTAGGATCAGGAACGGTGAGTGACGTATATTGCGTCATCATCTCATCGTATGCCTTATTAGCAATGTATGATTTATTTTTCTGGATCAAACGATATGCGTCAGAATACCTACTCCAGGAGTTGGTAATGATATCACCAGGGAAGTAGAATCTGGGGTGCTTGACAGCAATTTCTGCTTCAGCAAAATCAATGATTTGATCTTTGTTACCAAGGATCATTGCCGAGGCATCTTTGAATCTGTTGGTAGCAACACCATGGAAGACAGAGCTTGGGTTGCCGTAGTTTGCTCTATTGTTAATGACAATATCGCCTTCAGAGAAGTTGCCACCTGCCAACTGAGTATACTGGACTTCAGTATTTCTAACTTCTTCAAAGTCAAGGAAGTCAGCATTGATTCTGCTACTAGAATCGTAAAGCTCAGTAGGTGTAATAGAAGATTGTGAAATGTTATCGATGATAACGTTAGGATTAGTAATACTAACCAGACGCTCAAACAGCAGACCGTAGAATGTAGATCCTGGGTTGATAATCAACTCATCAACAGCATCCTGGGTGGCAGGATCAATATAAGGAGAGATGAATGTAATCTGACCAGCAATCTTAGATGATGCTGAGTAAACAAACTCATTAAGTCTTAGATCAAAGATACCAGTTTCAAACTGTGCAGTACCTGAGGTCTTACTAACCACGATAGCATCAGTGACATTACCATCTCCATCAATATTAGTTTCTTCGATAATAGCAGTGTCACCTTCAAGGTTAGTGATAGATTCACCAAACTGGAAGATAGTATCGCTATTAATAGCAGTAACACTCTGGACAAGTGCCGAGAAGAGGGTGCCACGAGTGATCTCTTCATTCAAGTTGAATGATCCACCAACCAAGTTGATAACGTCGATATGAGTCGTGCCAGAGTCGATAATAGTAGCAACAACGTCGCTATCTTTACCTTGGACTTGCTGACCCAGAGTTGGGAAGATGCCGAAGTTTGGTGGACCTGCCTGACCAGAATACAATTCAATTCTGTAAATTACGGTAGGAGTAATCTCCAGAGATCTGTAGTTGACTCTAGACGCTGGTTTTGGTGGCTCGCCAAATACAATTTGTCCACCAACAATAGTATAGGAAACGCCAGGTGCCTGAATCACACCGTTAATAGTAATCAGCAACTGATTCTGTTGGACGATAACCTGCTCACCTTCTACAGTAATTGGGAATTGCTTATCAATACCGTTAAACTGAGGTGAAATGTCGTCAAGTTTCTTCACGATAGAGGTCAAGATTTCCTCAGAGGAAGTCAGACGCTTTTTACGGAAGAGGACTTCAGTATTGTTGTAATCGGTGTAAATTGGTTGTGCTGCACCGAAAGATGTGATCTGGTTGACGTTGGAGTAGTTATTGATGTTAACTTCCTTCGTAAACTCAGTACCGACCTTTCT